GCCGACTGGAACGTGTCGCCCTTGATCTGGGTGAACGTCGCGAGGAGTGCAGCCGCGTTGATGGTCGCGTCGTCCTCGAAGTTGGTGACCAACTGGAGGTCACCCGCCATCTTGCGGATCTCTTCGCCGGTGACACCTGCCGCGCCACCAGTTGCCGCAAGCACCGCGTCGAGTTTCTTTCCCGACTTCTCGCTCTCCCGGAACGCAGACAGCGACCCGCTCACGGCATTCGTCACAGTTCGCACGCCCGCCGCCAGAACGTGGAATTGAACCATCCCCCCGAAGACGCCAGCTTTGACGTTCCTGGCCTGCATCTTGTTGATCTGCGCCGCGGTCTTCTCCTGCACTGCGCGAATCTTCGCAGACGCCACGCGGGTATCGTTGTAGCTCTTCGCGAATGCGGTCCCGAGGGTGCCAGTTGCCCGAGCAACTCCCGCAGTCAGCGAGCCCATCGACCGAATGATTGATGCCGAGGCACTGCCCGCGTTCGATGCCATCGAGCCCATCGCGTTCCCGATGCCACTGGCAGCCGAGCCGACAGCCTTGCCAGTGGACTCAATGACCGACCCGACCGCAGACATGGCGGTGAAGAAGCCGGTCGCGTTCGCGGAGATGTTGGCCACCAGGTTGCCGATCACCGCCATCAGTCAGTCCTCAATCGAGACATGCCACGGGCCACTTCGTCTGGACTCATCGCCTTCGCCCTGGGTGCATTCGCTGGAGACATTGCCGCCAACAGCTTGCCAGTGTCCACTTTCGCGCCCATCGACGACGCAATCACCGACGCAGACACGGCCACTCGGCGATCCTCGCGGGCCTCGCCGAATCCTTCGAGTTGGTGAAACGCCTGCAAGACAGTGACCTGCCGTGGGGTCAACTCGTCAAGCAACTCCTCCCACCTGGCTAACCGACGATCCGCCGCCGCGAGTCGCATGACCCACAGCACCAGATCGTCGGAAGCTAGTTTTTTGCGGCCTTCTCCACACTGCCCGGGGCCGACACCTTGAGCACCGCGTCGGCGATCTCCTTGACCACATCGACGGGGATGTCTCCGATGGCGTCCTCATCAGGAGCGAAGACCTGCGCGCCCGACTCATCGACAACGCAGGTCGAGACCAGGTAACGAAGACTCGATTGCTCGTTGGCCTTCGCCGCCTCATCGAACGCGAGGGCCTCTCGGATCGTCAGCGACCGCACATAGACCGCTTCGCCGTTGATCTGGACTTGCTTGGGCACTCGCTTCAACAGGGCTTTTCTACTCATCGTCATCACCGCTTGTTGGCATCTGGTCCCAGTTAGGACCGGGCTTGTAAGTTCCATCGGGCAGATATCCGAGGATGATTCCCGCATCGAACAACGGGAAGTCGTCGGGATGGATGCCCGCATTCAATCTCGCGTAGGCATGCTGCGCCTTGGCGAACTCGGCAGCAGACATCGAAGCCCGCTGCCTGCACTCGTCGTCCACCGCTTCGGCAATCCCCATGCGAACCAGCATGAACGAGTCGGGCCGGTCGAGGATCGCCCCTTGTTTCCAGAATGTCACGGGCCGATTCTGCCCATTACGCAGAATCACCCGCTCCACCGTCTGGGCCTGCTCCTCTTCGGACAGGACCGCAGACGGTGAGACTTCAATATCGTCACGCAGGAGTCGTGCTTTCATTAGGTAGGCCAACCCGGGTCGCCAGTGACGGTGTAAGTGACGTTGCCCTTGAGTCCGTCGCCCATATCGACGGTCGCCCCGAACTGCACGCCAGCCGACGTGAAAGACTGGTTCGTCGCCGCAGTGTCGGCGTAGATCAGCTTCATCGCATTCGTAGCGGGAGTCGCGATCAGGTCCGTGATTGCCTGATGGCCGGACAACGCCGGATCGTAGAACAACTCAGCGGACACCTCGCCTGGGTTGCTGTAGCCGGTCGGGGCGAACGTCTTGTAGGTCGAGCCGTCGAGCGTGGTAGACTCGAAGGTCTCGGAGCCAGACCCGCTGTGCTCGATGCTCAACAGTTGCGCGATGTCCACGAGCGAAGCCGCCACCGTGTGCTGCAACTTGGTTCCTTTGCACTTGACGATAGCCAAGGGCCACCTCCTTTCATGTGTGCTGGATTCTGAAAGACAACGAACGAACGTAATGCCGCTGGTCGCGGCCATCCCCGAGTGTCACGATGTCATCGAGTGTGCTGTCGTGAAGCACTGCGTTGATGGTGTCGCTTGCCCCGGCTGCCCCAACATAGTCACGCAAGAACACCTCGACTGCGTTACTCAATGCGATTGCCCCGGGCCGACTGGTCGCGTAACTGTCGATGTCGATCTCTGACAGACGCAGCGTGCCGCCTGTGCCGTCGAGTCTTTTGTAGGGATCGTGCCCGGTCTGCTGAATGAGAATGAATGGAGGCTTCATGCCCTCCGCCGGATTGTCCAGGAACACCGCCGGGAACGACACACCGCCGACAGTCTGTGCCGGTGCCAACGTCGTGATAGACGACTGAGCCAGGAGCAGCGTGCGGAGTCCGGTTTCAATTGCCACTCTTCTTCGCCTCCTGCGCCACCGCCTTATCAATGCCTTCTTGAATCGCAATCTTGAAGACGTTCATCATCTCCGTTTGCGATCCCTTCCAGCCATTGATAACCGCGTCGGGAATCATGCGTGGCATCGCACCGAGAAATCGGTTTTTCGAGTCGGTGCGGTCTGCTGTTCCCAAGACAGCCCAATGGATGTTGGCCGCTGCAATTCCGACGCCCTTGTTCTTGGTCTCGCCCTTGCGGGTGGTGTATGTGTTCTTGCCTGTCCGCTGTGCCTTCCGCGTCTTCTCGGTTCGCTTGCCAACGCCGAGACCCGCCTTGGCTTGCCACACCTTTTGCTTCGCCTTCGTGGAACCGACAAAGATTCCAACAAGAGGCTTTGCCCACTTCTGCATCACTGGCACCTGAGCCTTGATACCACGACGCGAGACTCGCAACGCCTTACGCAGTGCCTTCTCGATGACCCGCTGCCTCACCTTGTCATTGATGCGACCGATGGCTTTCCGAAGGGCCTTGGCCCCGCCCAATTCCTTGGCGACAGCAAGCCCAATGGTCTGCTTGAACTTCGCGCCCGCGATCCGCTTGGCCTTGCCCCGTGCTGCAATCTGGGCTTTCGTCGGCTTCTCCCCATCGCCCCACCAGTTAGCCATCGGTCGGCACCTCGATGGCTTGGAATCGAACCATCTCGCCGCCCTCGTCCACATCCAGCGGGGGAGACGCAATCGACAGCACACGCGAGCCGAGACGTAATCTCTGCTTCGGTGTGAACGCCTTGCTCTCTGGGTCCGCCCGCATCGTCACCTGGTGCGTGATGTCTGCCGCCACCTCGACGCCGCGAAAAAACTCGCGGGATCCTCGGGTGATGAGTTCGCACCATCGCAAGCAGAACGTCTGCCAGTTCGCCGCCGTTGTCTCGTCGAGTTGTCCCGCCGCGTTCACGGTCCCGACGAGTCGCTGCACCTCGACGCGGTTGCTCAGCTTTCCGGCCCTCATGCGTAGTCCCCCCACTTCAGGCGACCCGCAAGAGCAGCGTAGCTAAGGTCAATCTCCTTCGAGATGGTCCCGACGATGACGGTCTCGGCGTTCTCGTACCAGTGCGCGGCCAGCATCCTGATAGCCTGCTTCGCGTCCTCGGGCACAGCCGACGCAGCACCGTAGCCCACGACTGCGGTGAGCTCGACCGCGTTGAATCGCTCGTAGGTCGTCGGCCAGGTCTTGCCAAACGCGGGCCGAATAAGTGCGGGCTCCGCGTAAAGATCGCTCTCGTATTCAGTCGATGCGAGAGTCTGTTGTACGTTCAACGAGTCGTAATAGGTGATCGACGTGATTGACTGCACGGGGGCAACTGGCAGCACGATATACGTCGGCAAGAAATCCATCGACACAACGACGGTCTGCGTGCAGAACGCGCGTCTCGTGTCCTTCTCCAGCATGATCCGAGCAGCAGTCAGGTATGACTGTAGCTTGGAATCCTCGAAGCCCGAGTCGATCCGGGCATGCAACTTGAGATCTTCGACCGAAACCGGCTCG